ACTTACTCTGAACCCATGTGCATTGATATCTACAAAATAATTAGTTCCAATGGTTCTTTGTGGGTTTGCTAACTGTGCTACTCGTGCAAATGCCCCAAGTTCTTCCATTGGTCTTGATGGTGGTATTAAACCTTTAGCTGCTGCTGCACTACCACGTCCACCTATAGTTTGAGCTGAATTTCCACTAAGAGGTGGTTTTGGTATTCCACCTGGTGTCTCAGGTGGTACATTCCTATCGGGATTTGTTACCCTAGTTCCATTGACAAATGTTGTTACATCGGTTGGGATACTACTTGGTGTACTTGTTGTATTTGATGGTGGAGTTGTCTGTCCAACTGGAGGATTAGACGGTCCATATGGTGGAGATAAATTTGATTGTATATCTGTTAAATCTGCATCTTCTGTAATAAATTGTGGCATTAGTCTAGTTTCCCACTTATTTGTCTTAATAATCTATTTCTTTCTTTTCCTGATTCTTCCATTGTTTTAGCAACTTTTTCACTACCTGGATCTTCCTTCATAGCTGAAGCAGTTGCCGTCTGCCCTTGATTTTTAACCAATCTAGATAGAGTTTCAACGTCTGTTGCAGCTGATCGTGCTAAAGCTCTTCTTTGTAAAACATTCATCTTACTAAATGCAGCTTCTCCACCTACTTGTTTTAAAATTTCTTTCATCATACCTTCGTGGTCACCAGTCAATGACAACATTCTTGCCCTATCCATATTTATTTCTCTACCCAATAACATTGAAGCTTCCATTTGAGCTTCAATTGAAGATTCAAAATCTAATAATCCCTCTGCTATTGAAGATACGTTGGCCAAGTTTAATCCTAATTTTTTAGCAGACATTGCAGCTTTAATTATATTACCTCCACCATCTTTTGCAAATGCAGCAAAATGTTCAGTATTTTCTGCGACATCTCTGAATATATCGGCAGGTATTAATCCCGCTTGTTGTATCATTTCACCTGTCATCTCTATTTGAGATAGTAATGAATCTCTACTAGCACCAGATACAGATTCCATTAAAGAAAGAGTTTTTGTTAATTGGTCTGCGTTTTGACCAGTACGCATAGCTGTTTGAGATAATGCTAAACTTAAACCTAAAGCCTCATCTTTACTAGCACCTAAATTTTGTCTTGCTGCAGTGAATGATTCTTTTAAATCATCTGTTGATAAACCAGATAAAGCAGCTGCTTTTGATAACCCAAAAAATGCAGCTTCTATTTTAATTGCTTCTCCAGCTGATACTCCTAAATCTTTTCGTGTTTCTGCTATTTTTCCAGTAATACCTGTTATGAGTTTATATGTTAACACAAATGCAGCAACTACTAAACCAATTGGCCCGAGAGCTGTAGACATAGCAGCACCAAAAGCTTGTGCACCTTGTGCCATACTAACTAAACCAGGAGCTAGTTCAGTTATAGCACCTCCCATTTTTTGACTATTTTCTACACCTTCTTTTAGTTTTTTAACCTGATCTTCTGATAAATCAAGGTTACCTTCCATCGCAGCTTTGTAATCTTCTGCAGCTTTGTTTAGATTACCAAATGCACCTGTTATAGTTCCTAATATAGCACCTTGTTGTTTGTATATATCAGCCGATTCTTTACCCAAATCATTGAGTTTTTTAGCCATGTCATAGTTATCTTTAGTAACACCTTTAAAGGATGCACCAGATTTTTTATAATCGTCTTTTGCCATATGATTTCTCTAGTTTACTAAAATGGCCATTCGCCTTTACTTAACTTTGCTTTTTCTGGTTTAGAAAGGGAACTTTTTTTAGCTTTTGTTTTTAAATATGAATCGATTTCACTACGAGATTTTTCTAAGTCTTTTACTAATTTACCAAACTTAGGATCCTTATTGGATAAATGTTTAAGTACTGCTGGTCGTATTGCACTACCAATAGCTCTAAATACTTTATTAATAAAATCTTCTGTAAGTTGTTCAGTAATTTTTGTATATTTAGCCATAAAATCTCCAATAGTATTAAGTTTTGTAACCCAATAATAAATATCACTTTTTGTATTTATTCATCTCTTTTTTAAATTCATCAGCTTCTTTCTTATAGAAAGTCTGTAGACGTTTTAGATAAAATGTACGAAGATATACAGGTAGATTATAAGCATCATTAAATGTAAATCCACCTTTGGAGTGTAAGATTAATTGAAATATTTCCTCGTGTATTTGTAGTTTATACTCCGGTGGAAGGCCAAAAAAATCGTACGGTGACTGGAATTGTCACCTCTGTCTCCTTTCCATTAGAATTGACAATAGTAGTTGTCATATCCATATCTGGAGTTATATCAGTTAAATACTTTCTAAAAGCTAATGAATCTCTTGATAGAAATTCATTATCTACAAAGTTGTTTACATATTCTTTTTCTGAATTACCATCTACTGATGATAGCATCCTTTTAAATCTAGTAGTTAATTCTGAACTTCTTGATTTTGATATTTTTTGTTTTGCTTTTACTTCTGCTGCTATACCCGACTCATCATGTCCATTTAACAATTTAAATGTAATTGTTCTTTTTGAAGTTGGTAATTCAAATGAAAATTCATTTTGTCCTTTAGTAATTTTTTTAAAATTAAGTTTTATTGGATTTAACTTAGACAAATCAACTTTATGTTCTTCGTTTTCATACTCAAACTCATAATCTTTACCATATCCTAGAATACGAGCAGCTACCATAATAGCATTCTTATCACCAATCAATAAATCTTTAATATTTATTGTTTTATCTACAATCAAAGATTGCAGTAAAATATCAATAACAGTTCCTTGTTGTATAAGATTCTGAGAGGTTAGAATATCTTCTTCTTTTGCGGTCATATATTTTACTTCTACTTTACCACTAGATAGGGGGTGACCGTCAATGTAGAAATATCCTTGGGATGGTAAGTCTACCACTTCCGTAGGAAATTTGTAATCAGCCATGAATGACTCCTTTATATTGTATTAATATATATAACTAATTTTGTTGTAAAACTAATTTATTTTTTTCCAAACTTTTCCGCTGCTGTAACACCAAGTCCAACTACTGAAATGTACATAAAACATTCCAATATCTTATCCTTAACTTCAAATGTAGAAAAGGTATCAGCACCCCAACTACAAATCAACATAAAGAATGCTGCGAAACCGACAAATCTTTTACTAGAGATTTTAGCATCACTAGAAAGCATTTCTCTTAAAAAACTCATATGTACTCCTTAGAATTGTAAGATTGCGTAATCGTATTTAAGTGTTAATTGTATCTCAGCTGGATCACTTGAAGCGTAATCTAAATCACCAAAGTTAGCTGTCTCGATATAAGTACCTTTTAATACCCATTCCTCAACAACATCACCAACTGGTCCTAACATATTAAATGTAACGTCTTTTTTGTAAAAATCTGAGTATCCATCTCTTCCTGTTACGGATTCATGTGATAAACGAATCCATTCCATAACACCTTGTGCTGCTGATGGTACAACTGGATCATAAAGAGTAATATCGATTGGTTGCCAAGCACCTTTACCCTTAATGTATCTCTTAACGTTAATGTGGTCTAAAACTATTTCCTCAAACTGAATCTGAGGTCTATTTGCTGTATTAATAAGATAAGCGGGAAGTCCTTCTATATACATAATGAACCGATTCTTTGTCTTCGGTTCAAACGGTGTAAACATAATTTCCGATGGATCTAATGTAGCCATTCTTTTTTCTCCTAAAAAGTCGTTTATTTCTACTCATAAATAAATATCAATTAAAGAAATTTTCATTAAATAAAATAAAAAACCCCTCGTAGAGAGGGGTTTTTCATGTATTAGTTTTAACTAATCTTACTCAGGAAATGTGGCTCCTGTTGGTTGTACTACGAAATCAAGTACAATGAACTCTGCAGTCCTTGTAGGTTGAACAAATATCTGTCCTACCAACTGATTTCTATCTACAACGTCTGGAGTGTTATTAGTGTCGTCCATGACAACTCTAAAAGCACTTAAACCACTATTAGACTGAACTTGTTCTAGATATGGATTCACAACATTTAAGAAACGATTTCTTAAAGCTTGAGTATTTTGTTCAAAAACTAAGTACTTTGAGGTACTTGCAATAAATTTTCTCAAAGCAATTAGTAATCTACGAACA